GGAGTCATGCCTTTCCATGAGCTCCAGTCTTTTCCGCCATCACTCATATGAAAAGCAATGGTGGCGTTAGTTACTGGATCGAGAAGTTCTCTGTTGTAGGTCAAATTAAATTTTTCTCTACGATCAGATCCCAACTCTCCTATCATGTTGATTTGGAAAACTCCGTAAGAGTTATCTCCAGTATTTCTATTCCCGTTATAGGCAAGTGGTCTTCCATTGGATTCTTTCTTGGCAACCGCCCAGGCTTCTTTTAGATCTAGCTTTCTAAAACCAGCGCAGTACAAGACTTGGACTAAATCCTCATCTGATAAGACGTCCTTGCTTCTTAAATCAGACAAATAAGCATATTCGACATTGGATAGCTCTTTGGCATCTGACTTGGTATTTGATATACTTGTAGCAGACGCAGGGTCAAAACCAGGTAGATGAGCACAAATTAATGCGCTTACCGCTAGTTTTAAGGCTGCGTCCCTTATGGCTCTTTTTTTCATAAGATCTCTATCTTAACCTATTTGAAAGGCATCTGTCAAGTCATGATATTAAGTTTTAACACCAACGCAGGAAATTTAAATGTTTCAACTGGGTATGGATATGCTGGATTTCACATTGTGAGCTCAGTTCAGGCTCTAGGCCATAAAATTCCTTATAGATTCTCGCATGCGCCAGTACAATTAAACTTCTGCCAGCCACAGTATTTTGATTTTAATGCAAATCAAAAACAGATCGGTTACATGCCTTGGGAATCTACAGAGTTAAAAGAAGGTTGGGTAGATACATTAAATGAATGTGATGATGTATGGACAACTTCAGAATGGTGTAAAAAAGTTTTTCAGCAAGCGGGAGTTGAAAAAGATATTTATGTATATCCTCATGGAATTGAAGATATTTGGAAACCAGTTAAAAGACAACATAATTCTGGTCCACTAAGATTTTTACATGTTGGAGAGCCAGCACCTAGAAAAGGTGGACAAATGGTTTTTGAAGCATTCTTAGATGTTTTTGGACAAGACCCAGATTATAGACTCACTATAAAAGCTCATCAGTATAATACTATTAGATTATATAATAATTATAATAAATATAATAATATATATAATAAATATAATATATCTAATATATATAATATTAATAATATTTCAATTATAACAGAAGACGTTTCTACAAGTCAACTAGTTGGTATTTATAACACTCATCACTGTTTACTTTATCCAAGTTATGGAGAAGGTTTTGGTTTTATTCCGCTTCAAGCTTTAGCTTCTGGGATGCCAACAATTTGTACAGCAGAATGGGCTCCTTATAAAAACTTCCTTGGTCCACTTGCACTTTCTTCAAGAGAAGTAGAATCTCCTTGGCCAATGCCACACCCTGGACTTGTACTTGAGCCTTCTTATGAAGAATTCTGCGATTTGCTAAGAAAGGTAGCTAACGAGTATAATACATATGCGGACTATTACTACGATCAGGCTGCGGATGTTAGTAAAGCTTATAACTGGTTACAGTTGACTAATAATGCTATGACTAGAATTCAAGAAAAATTTTAAAAGTTCTTTGCCTATAAAAAAGCTAGAACTATAATTGACATTACAACAAAGACAAAGCCCTAGATGAGGGTTAGAGGAGTTTACACTTAAAAATGACAACAGGAACAATTAATAACCCATACGAGAATTTCATTGCACTTAGCAGATACGCTAGATGGCTTCCAAATGAAAATAGAAGAGAGACATGGGCGGAAACAGTAGACCGCTTTGTTTCTTATATGACAAAGCACCTTAAGGAAAATCATAACTATGAGCCTTCCGCTGGTCTTGTATTAGAAATGCGTGATGCTATTTTCAATAGAAATGTTATGCCATCAATGAGAGCTATTATGACTGCTGGCGCCGCTTTGGATCGTGACAATATTGCAGGATATAACTGCTCATTTTTACCAGTAGATTCAGTTCGTTCTTTTGATGAAGCAATGTATATCTTGATGTGTGGAACAGGTGTTGGCTTTTCTGTAGAGTCACCATATGTTGATAAGTTACCTGTTGTTAATGAACATTTTGAAAAGTCAGATACAGTAATTGTAGTAGAAGATTCAAAGGCTGGTTGGGCAAAATCTCTTAGAGAACTTCTTGCATTGTTATGGCAAGGACAAATTCCTACATGGGATGTTTCTCAAGTGCGTCCTGCTGGTTCAAGATTAAAAACATTTGGTGGTCGTGCTTCAGGACCAGAACCACTTGTAAATCTTTTTGAGTTCTGTGTTTCTACACTTAAGCATGCTGCTGGTAGAAAGCTTAAGTCAATTGAAGCACATGACATTATGTGTAAGATTGGTGAAGTAGTTGTAGTTGGTGGAGTTCGTCGTTCTGCTTTAATTTCACTTTCAGATCTTCGTGATACTGAAATGGCAAAAGCAAAAGCTGGTGCATGGTGGGAAGCAACAGGTCATAGAGCACTTGCTAACAATTCAGTTGCATACACTGATCGTCCATCAATGTCAGACTTTATTACAGAGTGGAAGAATCTTTATGATTCAAAATCTGGAGAGCGTGGTATCTATAATATTAAGGCAGCACAAAAGCAGGCTGCAAAATATGGTCGTCGTGATGAAACAATTCGTTATGGAACAAATCCATGTTCTGAAATTATTCTTCGTCCATATCAATTCTGTAACTTATCAGAAGTAATTGTTCGTTCAGACGACACAGAAGAAACACTTACTAGAAAAGTACAGCTTGCAACTATTCTTGGTACATGGCAATCAACACTTACAAACTTCAAGTACCTAAGAAAAATTTGGAAAGAAAATACAGAAGAAGAAAGACTTCTAGGAGTTTCAATCACTGGACAGTTTGGTCATAAGTTGATGTCTGGAAAACAAGGTCTAGATAAACTTGAAAAAGTACTAAACTCTTTGAGAGAGGTTGCAGTTCAGTCAAATGTTGATGAAGCTGAAAAGATTGGTATTAATCGCTCTGCAGCAATTACTTGCGTTAAGCCTTCAGGTACAGTTTCACAGTTAACTGGTGTGTCTTCTGGAATGCATCCATGGCATAACGAGTATTATATTCGCACAGTGCGTGGAGATAAGAAGGATCCATTAACCCAGTTCTTAATTGAGGCTGGTATTCCATCAGAAGATGACTTTATGAATCCTACAGCAACTAAAGTTTTCTCATTTCCTATTAAGGCACCAGAAGGTGCTATTTTAAGAAATGATCTAACTGCAATTGAACATCTAAATACATGGCTTGTTTACCAAAGAGCTTGGTGTGAGCATAAGCCATCAATTACAGTATCTGTAAAAGAATATGAATGGATGGAAGTTGGAGCATGGGTATGGGAGCACTTTGATGAGGTATCAGGAATTTCATTCCTACCTTACTCAGATCATACTTACAAGCAAGCACCTTATCAAGATGCTACTAAAGAAGAGTATGAGGATATGGTTGCAAAGATGCCTAAGCAAATTCACTGGGAAATGCTTCCATTTTACGAGACAGAAGATAGTACTTCTGGAAGCCAGAACTTAGCCTGTTCTGCAGATGCTGGTTGTGAAGTTGTAGATATTACTGCTTAGCACATTTGGGCATTTAGCGTGATAAAATAAGAGCAGGAGACTAATATGCCTTTTGTAACTAAGAACTTTAATATCGATGAGGGTGCTACCTTTACATTTTCCGTTGTTTGGAAAGATTCAGCAGAGCAACCAGTTGATATTACTGGCTATTCTGCAAAAATGCAGGCTAGAGATAAAGCTGGTGGAAAACAACTATGCTTTACTTTGACTCATACTGATGGAATTGCTATTGATGGTACAAATGGAAAAGTATCAGTAACTATAAGTCCAGAAAGAACATCTAAGCTAATCTATCCAAAGTCTTACTATGATATTTTGCTTACATCTCCGTCTGGAACTAAGACTAGAATCTTAGAAGGAACACTTACACTATCCAAGGCGGTAACAGTTTAATGGCAGATCAGATTACGGTTATAGATAACTCAAGTCTTATTGAAGTAACTCAATCAAATAACCAGATAGTTATATCTGATTCTGGAATCCAAGGTCCTTCTGGAAGAACTATTCTCAATGGTACTGGTGATCCAGCAGATGGCATTGGTGTTACAGGAGACTTTTACTTTGACACTATAAGTAATAAATTCTGGGGTCCTAAAATATCAGATAATTCTTGGTCTGGTGCAAAAAGCATAATTCTTACACAAGAAGTAGCAGAAAAGAAGTCTTGGAGCCTTGCTCAGGTTACTAGTACTCCAGATTCAGATGGATATTACTCAGTAACTCTAACAACTTCTTTATTGTTCCAGCCTAATGTTATGGTAGTTGATAGTGCAGGAAATGCATTTGAGACTGGTGTACAGTATAATGAGACTAATAAGACTGTGAAGCTTTTTATGACTTCTAGGTTTTCTGGGACAGCCTACCTGTCCTAAAGGGGTGTGATTAAATGGCCAGACAATTTCTAATCGATATTGATCTAAAACAAAATGAATTACGTAATGCCGTAATTCATAACCTTCCTACAGCGCCGTCTGGCAAAGCTGGTCAGGTTTACTACAATACAGCAACAAATCAACTTTACTTCCACAACGGAACTACATGGCAGTCAACTGGTCAAATTTCTATCACACTTAGTGGAGACCTTTCTGGTACAGCTACAACAAATGCATCAGGTGAAATTACACTTAATGCAACAATTCAGCCAAACTCAGTAGCACTTGGCACAGACACAAGCGGAAACTATGTAGCTACTCTTTCTTCAACAGATACACACTTAACAATTGCAAATTCTGGAACAGAAAATGCTGGGGTAACAATTGTTACAGATGCAACCAATGCTAATACAGCAGGAACTATTGTATCTAGAGATTCTAATGGTAACTTTAGCGCAGGAACAATTACTGCAA